CTGAGAAACTAAATGAAGGTAGACTAGTTGAAGGACTTACAAAAGAAGATGGCAATGCTTCAACAAATGAAAATGAAGGTAACGAAGAACCAACAGAAATATTACTACTTGGCAAAGTTTCACTTATACTAAAATCACTTGGTAGAGAATCAGCTATTGAAAAACTTGGAAGCTCTTTAGTTAGTGTTATATTACTAGGTAATAATGAAGAAATAACGAAATCAGACGGAAGAGAACCACTAAAACTAAATGTAGGTAAACTAGTGCCTACACTAAATGAGAGTACTTTATTAGGAATATTAATAGTAGATGAACCATCAGTTGCTTTTGTAGGGTCAAAAGAAGAAGCAGTAACCTTATCTCTATAATTCTTTAATAACCCTGTTGCACTAACTACTTCGTCTATCTCTGTTTTACATAAATCTCTATATACACTACTTAATCTTAAGAAGTCTAACGACCCTGCATAAAAAATAGCAATATTTTCATACTCAGTTAATATCCAAGAATCATCATTTTCATCTATAATAGGTGGAGCAGAATATACTATTACTCCTTTATCTCCAGTCCCAGAATTAACTGTAGTAGTAGATGACTCACCTAACTTTGTATATGTATAAGTACCAACTCCATCATTATAATCAGGGTCTGGTTTAATAAAAATCTTTCCTCCTAACTTATAAAACTTAGGAAATATGCTTGTAGCTTTTAATAAACTATTAGATTCATCAAATATATGTATACTATTGTCAGGTGATTCTTCAGCTACTCTTTTTTTAGGATTTCCATTGGCATCTGTGCCATCCCATCTATATACTGCTAAAATCTTATCATATGCAATAGTAGAACCCTTGCCTATTTTATTTACTCCACTAGAATCCCTACCTACGATTTCTGTCTCTGTAGCTACAGTCCATAAGAATTTCTCAGGTAAGGCTGCTAGTATAAACTTAGCACCTGCGTTTACATATTCAACAAGAAAACGAGCTTTTGTATTGTTGCCCGTAATGTTATTAACTCTTTCCCAAATTTTCATATTACCTCACAATACGGGTCAGGGCGTAAGCAGAAAGGAGGCGAATAAACTCACGACCCATCCCCGTATATTACTAGATTGGATTATTTCCAAACTGCGTGTGATTCTGGCATCTTCCACTCGAATCCAGCTTCTGTAAGAATCATATCAACACGTTTATCAGTTCCAGTATTCTCTAGAGATTGTACTCCAACATAAATCGATGTATCACGATTAATGCCGTTTCCAACTAGAGGACGGTATCTGACGTTATTCATGTTAACTCCTAGAATCTTAACATTGCTTCTATCAAGTGCAACATTCCTAGTTACATTCATACTTCCTAATGGAGTACTAATGGTAGTAACATCAAGTCCTAAGACTTTCTTACGACCAGTGATAGCTAAGTCTGCGCTAAACTGAGAATCAATACTCACGTTTTGCGAGAAGTAACCACCTAGTTTATGTAACCAGTTGTAGACTTCTGTATCACAAAAGTAAACAGTAGCTTTTGAGCTATTATATCTAGGGTCAATGTATGAAGACATATCATCCATGAAATTGTCTACATTTTTACTTGTAGACCATGAGAATACGTTTCCATAATTAACAATATAATCAACAGCTCCTTGAGTATGTTGTACTCCACTACCATCTGTATATTGTGAACCGAAGAGAGCAGTCTGTTCGATTTCCCACTTATGCTCGATAAGTTTGTCTCTCCAAACACGAGCCCATTCATTAGGTTCGTATTTAAGGACAGTTGCACGAGCAGTATTGGTCATACCAAACTCAGACCTAAAGATTTGAGTCTGTCCATAACCAGTACTATATGGATTATCTTTCCATGTCTTACCCATTAAAGAAGAACCTTCTTCATATGAGTTACCTACAACATAACATCTCTTAGCTTCTAAATCGCTAGAAATAATTTTGTCATAAGCTTGTAAGACTGGTGCGTTACTTGAAAAAGAAGTAAACTCACCGCTAGCTGCTTTAACTACAGTACCTGTTACCAACTTTGCCTCTGCTACACCAGTAATTGCTTCTTGTGCACCTACTGATGATATTTTAATCAGAGTATAATCACTTACTGCAGTTCCACCACCAGTCGTAGCTGATAGATTAACTTGGATTATTTGGTTTGGTAATAGGAATTCAGGAGCTGTTCCAGCCGCTCCAATTGCAATAGCACCAGATGATTGTCCGTGAATATTCTGTATATTACCAGCTGATTCATAATCAGTAGCCATATATAGTTTCACAGTATCACCTACTGCCATTGATGCATCACCGCCATGAGCTGTTAATGTAGCATCGTCATAGACTTTTGTTGAGCCTGTTTTGATTTGAGCTACTACATAACAGTAGCGTTTCATCCATGATTGACGTTTCTCCGTAAATTTAAACGAAGGGTCGTCAGTTGGTCTTTTACCTACCTTGGATACCAATCGGAAAAAAGGTGTTTGGTCAATAGCCAATTCGCTGAATCTTTCAGCAAAATTATATTTTCTCCGAAGGTCACCTGTGGAAAGTGAAGAACCATTAAATACACCATATCCTTCGTCTAATCCCGAACTATGTTTTAAATGTAAGGGATGGTCACCCGGATAGGTGGCATCTGATTGTGCCATAGTGTGTACCTTTTGTGTTTTATGTCTACTCTATGGCTGTTCGACTTTTAGCCAAGTAGACGGTTAATTGACTCACCGCCTAGTAATTGGTCGAACACTGCATCATCTGCTGATTTTTCTTCTGTGGCTGCTCCGCCTGTAGATGCTAACGATTGAGGTCTTCCTTGTACATTTCGCACTTGGTTTGCAACCTCTTGTTGAGCATTTTGTCTTATATTCTTATCTCTATTTTCTCTGTTCTTAAGGTAATAAATGTCTTCTAAATCGAGTTTCTTATCTTTAGCAAATCCTACTAAATCTTCCCATTCTTCTTGGGACATATCATGTCTTTGCCTAAAATCACTCTCACTAGTAAGTCTTTGATTTTCGGAGCGTTGTTTTGATGAAAAATCTGACAACCTTCTTTGAACCATACCATCTATTGTCGCATTAAGAACACGAGCAGAATCAGAGCTTGGATTATCAAAGGCTTCGTTGCCATCAAAGATAAAATCTTCATCTAATTGCAGTTGTTCTTTCATACTAGTTGGTGCGTTTCCACCACCCTCAAAATAATTCCTCACATGTTGAATTAAATTAGGGTCTTCTTTCATTGCGTCTAATATAGGCATATACGGTTCTATTTCGGATAAGCGACCATTTAGACGCTTCGCTTCCCTACTAGATGCCGAATACCTTTGCTGAAGATTGTCTGCTTCTGTGTTATTAGATGCTTGTGCTTCAGCACTCTCGACAGGACTCTCGGTTGGCTTGTTATTGCCACCTTCGGAGGTTCTCTGTGTTGAGGGTTCATCATATATTGCACCATTCGTACCTCTGTCAAGTGCCTCAAAAAAGGCATTGGAGTCGTCTGGCGCTGTTTCTGATGTTTCTAATTGCATAATGTCTACTTCAGGGGACTCTTGTTGAGTGTTGTCCTGTTCAGTTTTTTCCATTATTATCTGCTCCTTTTCTTTAATTTAAAACTTTTCACCTGTTATAATCAATGCTATTCTTTAGGTTTTGAAGAATCTTTTGCCTTATCCATCTCTCTTCTCATGTCTTTTCTAAATGTATCCATTTCAGTTTGCATCATTCCTCGTAATAATTTTTGTTGAGCCTCTGTATTTAATACATCCTTACGAACTTCCATTTCCCCAGTTTTGATTTTGTCTTTTATACCTGCTTGTACTAATTGACGTTCTAGAGTTTCAATAGTTCCATCTTTATCTTTAACTGCTTCTTCCATTTGTTCTAATTGACCTTTTAGTTGTGCATATAAAGATTTTCTCTTTGCAATATTCTTCTTATTTCGCACATCTGTTTCTCCTAACATTGCAATATCGTCAATAAGACCAGCTTGAAACCATCTGAAGTATTCTTCTAACAATGCCCACCTATTAAGAGGTAATGAAGAACCAGCCACTACACGAATATCAAATTTAGCTCCTTCATAATCCATCCATTTCCCAACTGCTTCACCATAATCGTTATAAATTGGAATATTAATTTCAACATCTTTCTCTTTAGCGGCATCCGCAGCTTGACCAGCTTCTGGTTGAACAATTCTAAATACTTTATTAGCAGTATAGGTTTTTTGAGCTATTTCTTTAAATACTCTTCCTAAATGCTCTAAACAAGGTTCTACAATATTAGTCATCCAAGCTTTAATTCTTCTAGTACCATACTCATCATTAGCTAGTAACCCTCTATATGTATCAGGTTGCTCTTTAGTATTACCCATCATTGATGAATAAATACCACTAATATATTCCATATCTTGCTTACCCTCTTGAGTAATTGTATAGAAAGCATTATTAATAGCTGCTGGTTGAACAGGAGTTGGAGCTTCAAATCCTTGTCTATATTTAAGTAATGCACCTGCAGAAGATGAATATTGTTCCCACTCCTCCTCAGGGATAGAACCCTCTTGATAAATCCATCTAAGATTAGAAGCGAGATTAGCATTATGAATCATAATTTGATGTGCTTTATTCACTTCTTGTTGTTTACCAATTAAAGGGACAACTGCTGACATTGGATATGGTGTCCCAGTATACATATATGAAAATGGAATAATAGGATACTCAGAAATAGGTAATACATACTCATATAAGAAAGTATCTTCTCCAACACTACAAGTAAGCTCTATTCTAATTTGATGAAATCTATTTTCTTCAATAATTTGTTTAGCTACTTCTTTATTCTTAACTAATATCTTATATTCCTCTTCACTTACAATATTAGTTTCTGTTCGTGATGCCGCCTCCTGCATTTGAGACATTAGTTGCATTTCTTGTTGTGCTATTGCTTCTTGGATATCCTTTAATATTTTTTGTTTTTCTAACTCTGCTCTTTCAGGAATTATTTCTCCTCTTTGAACAGCTTCGTCTAGTTCATTTGATTTTTCTTGGATTTGAACTTCCATTTCAGCTTTAAATTCACCTAATTGACTTTGAACATCAGCTTGTATTTGCTTCATTTCTTCTTCAGTAGGAGGAACAAGCATAAGTAAATTATAAAATGGAACTCTTATTTTTTTATAGCACTCATAAAAAGGTAAAACTTCATCATCTTCACCAGATGGAACATATGTACTATCTACATCTTCTGAGATAATACTATCTCTATCACCAAAATCAGTTTTTGAAAAACTCATTTGGTCACTTCTACCCGCTGCTTTTTCTATTTTAGCTTTATAATCAGGTAATAAAAGTTTTAATTGTGTTTTAGATAAGTTTTTACGAATAATTAAAAAAGTAGCATCTCTCATTAAGAAGTCTCTACTCATTGGGTCTACAAATACATCAAAAGGTTCTACTCTTTTAAATGATACTTCACCTTTACCTAAATCAGCATTTTGGTCAATATCGACCATAAAATAACCAACACCTTTAGTTAATGCATCGAGTATTACATTGCTATAGATTGATTTTCCATTTGAAAGATACCAACAATACTCTGCAATATCAGAATGAACTTGAGCAATATCAGCATCACTACCTTCAGCTCCAACTGCTTTCCATTTAGGACTATTTGCAGTTACAAAGTATTTCATTATTTCAATAATCGGTGTTATACGATTAATAATAAAATCTGGCATCCCAGAGTCTCTTAAAGCGTCTTTTTCCTCTGTAGATAATTGTTCGTTTAAATAAAAATCATATCCTTGTTGAGCAACGTGTTGCCATTTATTTCTTTGAGCAGTATTAGAACGCTCCCATAATGCATGATTTTCACCTGCTTTAACTTTAAGACTTTTTCTTGCCACCTTTACTCTTCCTCTTGTTTACATTCATCGCAAACACCATTTAATGCTTGAGATATTGGTTTATCACATTCAATACAATGAAAAGGCATTGGCATTAGTCTATCAACTCCACATGGACTAAATCGTCAAATGAATTATCTGCAATTTCGCCATCGCTATCCCAGTCGCCGCCCCAACGAATTTTAACACCCATTTCATAAGCAATTCCTCTAAGCATACCTCCCATGTAATGAAATCTTTCTCTATCTTCCCAATCAATTGGGTAAGGAGCTACATCAACTGCTTTTCCTTTTAGATGTTTAGAGTATTTTGTCTTACTCGCTCCTTTTTTAACTAATTCTTCTTGCCTTTCTTTTGTTCTAAGACCTTCAATAATTGTTACATCCATAATTTTTATGAGCTTATTCAAAATTTTAACTAATGAATTATCTACTCCTTCGAGTCTTTTTTTAGACCTTTTCCCAAATCTAGGCATTTATCGACTTCCTTTATTGTATTCTTTAGTTTTAGCTTTTAACATTTCAGTTGCTCTATATTTCTTAGCACCTTGAACACCTAAAGTATCTTCTGGTATAGTCCACATATAATCTCTATAAAAATCTTTTTTTGCTTTTTCATTAGCATCAAATAAAGAATCAGCTCTTCTATCATTTATAAATTCTTTCATTCTACCTAGCCTAGTTCTACTATGTCCACCATATATCCCATCTTCTTTTAATAAATCTCTATCTGGGTACATTCCAATCCCAGTAGAGTCATTTGTGTAGGCATTTACCTTCTTTTGAAAGTTTAGAACAGATTCATTAGATGTTATATCTAAATTTTTTATAATACCTTCTATATTTCTTAATTCCGGGTCCATTACGCTACAATCCAGCTTTTAGCTTTTCTTTTTGGTTTTATCCACTTTCTTTCCTTATCTTGTTGATAATTAGGCGGATATGAGTGCAAATTTGCATAATAAAGGCTTTCTATGGTGTCATCATGTGCCATTCTCGGACCAAAAGTAACAATTTCATTGCTTAAATCAAACATATTTTCCCTTATATGTACAGTTCCCATGCTAAATCTACCGCTTAAACCACTATAAATGCGATTTCTTTTATTAGTGCCACCAGGTTTTTCAGGAATTACTGCTATATCAAATCTATTTAATCTTCTTCTTTCATCATTTAAAGCTTGAAATATACTTCGGTTCATAGCAACATCTTCTACGGTCGCAGATGAACATTTGTACTTATCGTACAAATCTATGATATAGTCTACGACCCCTTTTTTATCCATTAAGTCGCCACTAACTTTTTTAGCTCCAATAGTTGGGATACTTCGGTGTCGCTCGTACTCAAGCACATAGAGATTATTATCAACATCGACAGCAATANGCTCNTNNNANCTACTAAAATCACTTTCTTTTGTGTCAATATCTGTTGCTGGGTCGCATCCAATGAACGTATTAACCGGAGTACTTTCGCCGTTAATGACAATATAATTGATTCCCTCTTCATTTCTATAATATCCTTCCCAATCTTTTATGTGTTCTCTTAACCATACAGAATCCTCTGCTGATTGTACCTCCATCATATATTCTTGATAGAATTTAGATGGTGTACCTGAATCTTGGTAGAATTTCTTTTTTTCTTCTAGTTTTTTTATAGGAAACCATGAATCCCATAGGGGAGTGCCATCTTTTTGAATAGCTTTATAAGTAATTACTCTCCAAGAGAACTCTTTATCAACTTTTCCTTTTTTGGCTCTTTCGTAATTAATAATAAGATTATTGATAAAACTATCGTAATGAACAGGAGTCCCATTAACACGAAGCCTACCAGTATGAGGCTCAAGGGCGGGATAAACAACAGCGGTAACAAGATTAGCATTTTTAGCTCTAGCTTCAGCCGTGATTGTGTTTTGTTCGTGTTCAAAGTCATCGAGGATGATGAGGTCGTATCTTCTATGCAATTTCGCTCCTCCCCGTATCCCAGCGACATTACTCTTGGAAATGAGTTTACACCCATTGCTTAACTCTATATCTTCTTCTGTCCATTTTCTTCCTTTCAAAGCACCAAAATAATATTTAATACTTTCATTATATTCAAAATGATACTTGATATAATCCATATTACCTACAGATAATTTTTGAGTAGCAGCTACCCAAGCATAGAAATGCATATCGTCTTTTTCAGTAAATACGAAATCTTTTATAATAGAACATTTAGTAAGGACAGTTTTACCATGTCCTCTAGGTAAAATAATTGCTAATTGTTTTGTATTATGGTCATCAATAGAATCTGCCATCTCATAATGAAATGCAGGAGTTTCACTTCTCAGGAAATCGTCAGGTAAAAATAATTTACCAAATGCAATCAAGTCACTATGTGCAAGTTGCAATGCTTCTTCAGCTTGACTTATATTTCT